ACCAGCTGCGTGGGAAGCTACGTAACCTGTTGTATATGGACGCAGACGCCGAGGATGGTGTCGTCCTAGACGGCGAAGTGATCGACGTGGAAGCGGAACTAGGGTTAAAGCACACTATCCTGCAAGACGAAGTGGTCGCAGAGGAGTCGTTCGACGATGACTGATGCGATGCAAGAAGACTTAGGGTTCTCTGCTGGTGAGGTTCAGAAGATGCTGGACAACATCGACGACTACAGCCCTGAAGAAATTGCAGTTATTGGTGACTTAGCCGACGAGATCGCTAAGCGCAAGCGCATTAAGTTAATGTACGACGACCTTATTGAGTTCTGTAAGCACATGCAGGCGGACTATAAGGTCGGTAAGCATCACCGCATCCTAGCGGACATGCTCATGGCTATTGACCGTGGGGAGAAAGATCGTATCTGCGTTAACATCCCGCCAAGACACGGTAAGTCACAGCTGGTGTCTATCTACTTCCCTGCGTGGTACCTAGGGCGCAACCCAGACAAGCAGGTAATGATGGTGTCACACACCACGGATCTCGCGGTGGACTTTGGTCGTAAGGTGCGTAACCTCATAAACACTGACGCGTACAGAGATGTTTTCCCAACGATGGCCCTAGCCAAGGACTCTAAGTCCGCCGGACGATGGAACACGAACAGCGGGGGTAGTTATTACGCCTGTGGTATTGGCTCAGCACTAGCAGGCCGTGGTGCGGACTTACTCCTAATCGACGACCCTCACTCAGAGCAGGACGTAATAAACGGTAATTTTGAAGTATTTGATAAAGCCTACGAGTGGTTTACCTTCGGCGCACGTACACGACTCATGCCGAACGCGAGTGTAGCCATTATACAAACACGTTGGCATCTTGATGACCTGACGGGGCGTGTGGTGCGGGACATGAGCAAGAACAAGCTCGCGGACCAGTACGACGTGGTGGAGTTTCCTGCGATACTGGATACGCCTGACCCCAAGAACAAGAAGCTGACCGTAGAGAAACCCCTGTGGCCAGAGTTCTTTGACTTAGAGGCCCTGCACCGGACCAAAGCGTCCATGCCGGTGTTTCAGTGGAACTCACAGTACCAGCAGCAGCCCACAGCTGAGGAAGCCGCACTCGTTAAACGTGATTGGTGGAGACGGTGGACTAACGAGGAACCACCCACGTGTGAATACCTCATAATGAGTTTGGATGCCGCAGCAGAAACCCACAACCGTGCCGACTATACGGCGCTGACGACGTGGGGTGTGTTTATGAATGAGGATGAGGACGCGTACCACATCATCTTACTTAACAGCATTAAGAAGCGATATGAGTTCCCTGAGTTAAAACGCATGGCCATGGAAGAGTATAACGAATGGGAACCGGACGCGTTTATTGTGGAGAAAAAGAGTGCGGGCGTTGCGTTGTATCAGGAAATGCGCCGCATGGGGCTACCGATACAGGAGTTCACTCCACATAGGGGCTCAGGTGATAAACTAGCGCGTTTAAACTCAGTATCTGATATTGTAGCATCTGGAATGGTGTGGATGCCACAGACACGATGGGCAGAAGAAGTGATCGAAGAGATTGCTGGGTTCCCGTTCGCAGGGCACGATGACCTAGTGGACTCCACGGTAATGGCACTAATGCGGTTCAGGCAGGGTGGGTTTATACGCCTACCTAGTGATGAGCCAGAAGAGACGCGCTACTTTAAGCAGCAACGCGGTAGATTTTATTGAGGTACAGTTAGATGGCAAGCTATTTTGAGGACCTATTAAGTATGCTCGGGTTGGGTTCAGAGCCAGAAGAACGCAGTGACATGGCCCAAGAGCGAGTTGACCAGCGCTCAGAGCACTCAGTAAAGCGGATAAAACTGTCCAAGGAGGATCTTCAGCAGCTGTCTAAAGAATTTGGTGACATGGAGTGGCAGCAAGAGGTGGCCCCGTACGTGGAAGATGCTGAGATTGATGTGAGTAAGGCACGGTTCCACGGACTCCCTGATGAACCCAACCAATCGCTAACCTTAGCAGGGTACTCCTTACCAGAAGGACAAGAGGATGGGGAGCTAATGGGATACCGCTCTAGGGACACAGGTAAGAAATACGCCTTCCCGCAAGACGCAGGGACGGTGAATGTAATAGGTGCAGGGGGCGCTGTCCCTGCAGTGTGGGGGCATGAATACCGGCACCAAGAGGACAAAGAAGGTGGTCGGGGTGGTGAGTCTGATAACCGCAAAAAAGACCTACTCTATGCTCAGGACAAAAATGACTGGGACCGCGCAGTAGATGTTATGCTCAGGTATATGGCCCGCAGTGACGAGAAGATAGTTGAGTTGTATAATGAAGGCACTCCTGAAGAGAAAGAGCAGCACATTATAGATTTTATCGGGCGGGAGAACTCGTTAAGTCGGGTAAAGGACGGGGAAGGGGCTATGTGGAAGCTGCGTAAGGCCCAACTCCAAGCAGAAAAAGACTCGGGTGCAGTACAGATGCCTGAAGACTACCGCGCTGGTGGTAACGTGAAACTTATTTGAGGTACAGTTAGATGGCAATTGAGAAAGGTTTATATTCCGCCCCTGAGGGCATCGAAGAAGGCATGTTGGGAGATATGGGTATTGCGGTTAATGTGACCCCACTAGACGGCATGGATGATATGGATGGCCTAGAGGGTGAGTTGCTCGGTGGCGATGTGGAAATCATCGAACTAGAGGACGGTGGGGTAGAAATCATCCTTGGGGCTGAAGTTACTGCCATAGAGGACCTACCATTCGATGCCAACTTAGCTGAATATATGACAGATGATGCCTTATCTTCACTATCTAGTGATCTCAACGAAGCCGTGCAAGGCGACATTGACTCCCGTAGAGAGTGGGTGGATACGTTCATTGAAGGTATGAAGATCATTGGCTTCAAATACGAAGAGCGAACTGATCCATGGGACGGCGCTTGTGGTGTATTCTCGAATGTTCTGGCCGAGGCTGCTATCCGTTTCCAAGCCGAGACAATGAGTGAGACATTCCCTGCCTCAGGTCCTGTACGCACTAAGATCCTCGGGGAAGAGACTAAGGCGAAGCAAGACGCTGCAGCTCGTGTCCAAGCGGACATGAACTACGAGCTGACTGAGAACATGGTTGAGTACCGCCCAGAACACGAGCGGATGCTGTATAGCCTAGGTTTAGCTGGATCTGCGTTCAAGAAGGTGTACTACGACCCTAACTTAGGTCGTCAGACAGCACTGTATATCTCAGCAGAAGATGTTGTGGTCCCTTATGGTGAAACCCACATCAACATGGCTGAGCGTGTTACGCACATCATGCGCCGCACCAAGAATGAAGTAGCACGAGCACAGGCAGACGGGTTCTACCGAGACGTTGATCTAGGTGAGCCTACAGAAATACACACTGATATTGAGAAGAAGAAGGCGGAAGAAGGTGGATTTACACTTACGAATGATGGGCGCTATACAATGTACGAGATCCACGCTGATCTCGTTATGGAAGACTATGACGAGTGCATGTGTGAAGGCGGAGGTCTCGCTAGACCGTACATCGTTACTATTGATTGCGGCACTGGGGATATCCTCGCTGTACGCCGTAATTGGCTAGAAGAAGACGAATTATATAAGAAGCAGCAGTTCTTCACGCATTATGTGTACGTTCCGGGTTTTGGTTTCTACGGCCTAGGACTTATACACATCATTGGTGGTTATGCTCAGGCAGGCACGTCGCTTATTAGGCAGCTTGTTGACGCAGGCACATTATCTAACCTTCCCGGCGGTATTAAGGCGCGTGGTATGCGTATTAAGGGTGATGACACCCCTATTGCTCCGGGAGAATGGAAGGATGTGGACGTACCATCAGGTACTATCCGCGATAACATCATGCCTTTACCCTATAAGGAGCCTAGCCAGACGTTATTGGCCCTATTAGACCGCATTACGCAGGAAGGACGTCGATTAGGCGCTATTAGTGACATGAATATCTCTGATATGTCCGCTAATGCCCCTGTAGGCACCACTTTAGCGCTGTTAGAACGTACTTTGAAGCCTATGGCTGCAGTACAAGCGCGGGTACATTACTCCATGAAACTTGAGTTTAAGATGCTCAAAAACATCATGGCGGACTACGCATCCGAAGATTATGGGTATCAACCCCTAACAGGTGAGGTCACAGCAAGACGTTCTGATTACGCCATGGTAGATGTTATACCTGTGAGCGACCCAAACAGTTCAACGATGGCCCAGCGTGTCGTGCAGCACCAAGCTGTACTACAAATGGCCCAGCAAGCGCCACAGATCTACGACTTACCACAACTACACCGTCAGATGATTGAGGTGTTGGGTGTTAAGAACGCAGACAAGCTTGTACCTATGGCCTCAGACCTAAAGCCTGCAGACCCGGTGAGCGAAAACATGGCTGTACTGGTAGGGAAGCCTATTAAGGCGTTTATTTACCAAGAGCACGCGTCCCATATAGCCTCACACCAAGCGTTTATGCAGGACCCTATGATTGCTCAGTCTATTGGCCAAAACCCTCAGGCGCAGCAGATTATGGCCGCTCTACACGCACACATAGCGGAGCACATCGGATTCCAATACCGAAGTCAGATTGAAGAGAAGTTAGGTGTTATGCTCCCTGCTCCTGATACTGAGATGACTGAGGATATTGAGATTAATCTAGCACGTTTAGTCGCTGACGCGGGTAAACAGTTAACACAATCGCATCAGCAACAAGCCGCTCAACAGCAAGCTCAACAGCAAGCTCAAGATCCGGTAGTGCAGATGCAGCAGCAAGAACTTGCGATAAAGCAGGCCGATACTCAACGCAAGCAGAAGAAAGACGACGCCGACATCCAGTTACGAGGTGCCGAGCAGCAGCGCAAACAGCAGAAAGACGCTACTGACGCCCAGTTTAAGTCTCAGGAACTTGAGATAGACCGCGCAGAGCTGTCCTTGGAGGCTAGAAAGGGTAGCACCAAGCTAAAGAATCAGAAGACTATAGCGGATGACCGTATCCAAATGGATCTACTGCGAGAGGGCAATAATGCCAACAAACGGAAGTAAGGGAGAGTAATGCAAACCATCTTTGATGTGCTACGAAAACAGATATCCGACCAGATTGAGACCACTAAGGATCATCTGACCGCTGGAACAGTATCTGACTATGCAGAATATCGAGAGGTACGCGGTATCATCCGTGGCCTACAGTCTGCTGAACTAACCGTCTCCGAACTGGAGCGAGCGAACATGAGGAATGACGATGACTAATACAGCTGAAAAACTGGAAGTAGGTGAGGAAGTTGAGGGTGATTTTGAAGCCCAATTACCCTCTCCTGTAGGCTACCGCATACTAGTGGCTATGCCGGAGATAGAGGATACCTATGACGGGAGTGGCCTTATTAAGTCCGCGCAGTCCATGCACCAAGAACATATCATGTCCATTATAGGTGTGGTGTTGGATATCGGTGGGCAAGCGTATCAGGATAAGGATAGGTACCCGACAGGTCCGTGGTGTAAAGTGGGGGACTACGTTATGTTCCGCGCTAACACAGGCACGCGTTTTAAAGTGGGCGGTATAGAATACCGGTTAATGAACGATGATTCCGTGGAAGCGGTAGTCGCAGATCCTCGTGGTGTAACACGAGCGTAGGAGTATATTATGGGTTTTGAGCAAGTAAGTTTTGAGTTCCCTGAAGGGGACGACGAGAAGAACACTATTGAGGTAGAACCTTCCAGTGCCCTAGGAATGGGTGAGGAAGTAGAAGCAGAAGTAGACGAGGTTGTCGAACCTGAAGTGGAGATTATTGATGATACTCCCCCGAAGGACCGTGGTAGACAGGCTTCTGAGCCACCTACGGAAGTAACCGACGAGGAGTTGGAAGACTACTCTGAGAAAGTACGTAAACGTATTAAGCACTTCAGTAAAGGATACCATGATGAACGACGTGCGAAAGAAGAAGCACTCCGCGAGCGTACAGAGTTAGAGCGGTTCACTCAGAAGTTGGTAGAAGAGAACAACACACTTAAGGGTACTGTTGGTAAAAACCAAACAGCCCTGTTAACTCAGGCCAAGCGATCTGCGGCTGCGGATCACGAAGAAGCCCGTAAGTCGTATAAGAGCGCTTATGAGGCCGGAGACTCCGAGGCGCTACTACAGGCACAGGAGAAACTAACGGGTACTAAAATAAAGGTTGATAAGTTAGCTAACTTTAAGTTACCCTCTAGTACAGAGCAGAAAATTCCTGCAGCACCAGTAACAGCAGCACCAGCAGAGCAACAAATTCCTGTTGATGTCCGCGCTAATGACTGGGCTGCAGAAAACACGTGGTTCGGGGCTGATGAAGAAATGACCAGCCTAGCGCTAGGCTTACATAGTAAGCTGGTACGTGGTGGGGTAGACCCACAAAGTGATGATTACTACGAGAAGTTAAA